GTTCCTATGGTTAGGGGTGGTGCATTTCGTGGCAGAGCCTATGACAAAGACGGTAAACGCATGGACAAGGACGGAGTATCAGTTGCGAATAAAACAACACAGATGTTAGAGCTGCGTAAAGATAAAAAATCAAACGCCATTACAACAGTAGGTAAAGATAGTGTTGTGGTTGAAAACTTACCTGATAAATCACAAACAATTAAGTCGCAGTATTACAAGTCATCAAGGGCAAACTTTGAAAGACAAGGCACATTTCATGCTACAGGTGTGCAACAAGAAGACCTAACATGGCGTAAGCTTACACCCTTGGAGTGTGAACGCTTACAGACAGTCCCAGACAACTACACGAACCATGTGTCTAACACGCAGAGATATAAGATGTTAGGCAACGGCTGGACTATAGAAGTGATTAAACACATATTTAATAACATGGAGTATTAATTGGATAGAAGAAAAATACCTAAACATTTAAAGCATTTATCGGACCGAGCTTTGCAATGTTTGTTATACATATTTAGAGCAAGGTAACGACAGGGTAGGGTAGGGCATAGTAAATTGCTCAACATTACAGCTTTATGCGTCTGGTGTAAGGGATAGGGTACAGCAAGAGGGGATAATACCCTTTTCCTTACCCTGACCGTAAACGCTGATTCTACCGTTGTTTAAGATGTTATTAGTGTATAGGGTATAGTATTATTAATAATAATAATAATTATAATAATATAGGTGTACAGGCATATATATTATATGGCTAATATATAAATATATAAGAATAGGGAAAGCATACCCTCTACCCTCTACCCTATTATTAGATTTAAGGACATTTGATGGCTAATTATAAGAAGAAAGTTAAGAAGGCTCCTGATACACCTTTGGTTGATAAGCCAACGGCTTTCGAAGACGACCCGGAGTTTGAGCTTACTGATATGCAAACAGCCTTTGTTTGGCATTATGTAAATGACAATTGCACACAGACCGAGGCTGCAAGAAGAGCTGGATTCGAGTTCCCGGCACAAGCAGCTACTAGGTTTTTAAATGGCAAAGAATATCCAAATGTACTCAAAGCAATCAAGGTTGGTCGTGAAGAGTTAGCACACAAGTATGCAATCACACCTGAGAAGACAGCAAAAATGTTATGGAAGATTAGCGAAGAGGCCTACAACAAAGGTCAGTTCAATGCTTCGGTATCTGCATTACGAGAACTGAACGAGCTTGCTGGGTTAAAGATTAAGAAGACAGAGAACTTAAACATAACAGCTAATCTGGATAATATGAGCCACAAAGATATAGAGGGTAGACTCAAAGAGATATTCGGTGGCGATATAATTGATGCTAAGTATGACGATGTATGACAGTTTAGTTAGAGTTTATAAATATTAAATCAAACCTAGTGTTGGCCTTTTTTTCTCCCAAAACAAAATTTTTTGCCGGGCAGACCCTAAAAAACAAAAAATAACCTAATATCAGTAACTTACGCACACAATAATTTGTTGCGCTTCCGGGCATTGTTATTTTATGTTAGTCGCATAGTGTCCACAGTGCTAACATCTACACTTTTGCACGGCCAAAAAGCCTATAAAACCGGGACTCTATTGGATTCCAAAACCAAATCCAAAAAAAAATAAATTTGCAGACCCTATGCCCAATATACGGCAGTCGCTGTCACAACAGCTATTGCAACTAAGTTACAAAAATTCAATATTCATTTTTTCATTTAAGTGTTGTTCATAACATAAATTAATGTATAATCTTTTTTAAAGGACATAACATGAAAATTGATAAACCCGCATTAAAAGAATCAATCGTTGATACGCTAATAGGCGCAGTCTTTAATTTTCCACTGTCTTGGCTGACCATAACGCTGGTCCTGTTGTTTACTCAGAACTCATTTTTATTGTCGCTAAGCCAATTAATTGTTTTATCCATAATCGCAATAATCAGAAGATATTATGTTAGAGTATATTTTGATAAGCAGAACAAAAGGAATGGTTTATGAGTATAGAAAAAGAAGACATGGTAAGTATTGATGAGCTTATCAAAGAATTATCAAGAATTAATGAAAGCTTGTTTGCAATAAACAACAACATTGCTCAATTGGTATTGGTTTACCAAATGCAGCTAATGGCCAGCGAAGAGTTTAAGCAGTTGGCTAATCCAGATACAGATACCCCCAAAAAAAAGTTACATTAATTTGATTAAAAGTGTTGACTCTAATACTTTATTACCCTAGTATGAACACTGTAACAAACAATATAAGGAAAAATTATGAAAAAAATAGAAACAACCAAGCTAGAAAAATTACAAAAACAACTAGCTGAACACTTAGATGAAACGGTAGAACTCAATTGTCGTATATTTGGCAAGATGAAATTTACCATAGGCAGTTTTTTAGACACCGGGATAGTATCTAAAAAGGTTCTCAAACAATGCCCGGCATGGCACGAAGACATGTTGGTCTATCCAACCACAAGAGCCTTAATGAAAATGGCCGAGGAGAGTAATCAATGAGCAAAAGACCGTCAAAGCCTTACAACACCATTGAATCACAGATGGTTAGCAGACCTACAGGCAGAAAAGCACGCAGAAAAGCGGCAAAAATTGCTAGGCAAGAGTTTGTAAAGCAAAGAAGCAAAAAAGATGGAATTTGATAACATACGTTACTTACACGGTTGCCTAGAAAATGAGCGTGGCAGACTGCAACATCTTATTGGCGCTGCCAAAAGTGGCAATCAACCACTTGATAACTCAATTATCAAAGGTCAGGAAGAGAAAATATCTAATCTTGAAATAAAAATTAAGAAGTTGGAGAGCGAAAATGAATAATGCTGAATATTGGAAAAACCTTACTGAACACAACGCAAAACGAAAAAGGTGGAAAGAAAGACAGATTGATAAAGGCGTGGATATACCAACACCTTTAAATAAGACATCTCATGCATACGCAGCATTTTACGAATTTTTAAATACTCTTGAAATAGGTGACAGCTTTATAATCGAAAAAGATGAGTATAAAAGTGGTGCTGCACAACATGTAGCTATGGCAAAAAAAGCAGGCAAAAAATTAACTAGCAGAAAAATATATCATGATGACGACCCAAACGAGTTTCATTATAGGGTTTGGTATGTTGCAGATATAGAGCCTGTTGATTCTGGAGAGAAAAAAACACGCAAACCTTACGATGTGGTTCACAGACAAGACCCTGCGACAGGTAATTATGATGCTTGCATGGGTAAATTACCCAACGACATACTGTTTATAGCGGAACAAAACGAAGAAAATAGGCAAATAGTTGAAGATATTAGAAGATTGAATAGAATACTTATCGAAGAATTAGCAAAACAAAACATAAAGCTACCAAAACAGGGGGAATAACATGGCTTCATCAGATTTAATCATTCAGATTGTGCAACTTTTTAATCAATTAGAAAAAATAGAGTCACAAGAAGAACTTATCAAAGTATTAACAGAAATTTATCAAATAAATTTAGTAAATAAAGGAGAAAAAGACCAAAAATAATTTTAGGAAGGCTTAAAACAGCGTTTCCAAGTAGCTGCTCGCTAAGTGGCGGCGTAATCGACCTAGATGTGTGTGACACCCTGCTGTTTTTTATTGGACTGCCTTCCAGCCTTCGCAGTTACAGTAGCTGTTTGGGTTTTTCATGGCGGGTTAATCTAGGACACTTAGCATTATAAGGAGAAAAATAATATGGATAAACTACAATACGAATCAATTTACGGCTACTGCCGGGTGTCATCAGATGAACAGGCCAAGCACGGCACATCTTTGGCTGAACAAAAGAAGACCATAACCAAAATGTCTATGTATCTGTTTGAAAGAGAACCTGACGGTTTTTATGTCGATGACGGCGTTAGCGGTGCATTAGATTTTTATAAAAGACCTGATGGTAAAAAATTGCAGAATATCCTAGAACCCAACGATGTAGTATTAGTGGCAAAGCTTGACAGGTTAATTAGAAGATTGAGTGTGCTTTGTAGTGTGCGTGATGCCTTTAACGAGCTAAACATACATTTGTTTGCGCACGATATTTTAGGCGGTGCTGAGTCTATTAGTACCTCTAAGTCACCTAATGTAAATATGTTTGTAAACATGATGGGAACTTTTGCAGAGTGGGATAGAGAGGAAACCGCACGAAAGTTGTATCAAGGTAAGATGGCTTGTGTTGAACAAGGCCGACACATAGGCGGTGGTGTGCCATACGGTTATGAGTTGGTAAAGCAAGGCAGACATAAATACCTAAAAGAAATACCAAAACAACAAGAAATTATTGATTACGTGGATAAATCTTTAGCCAGACACAAAAGAAATGGTCGCAAAACTCCGTGGCGTAGTATTTCAAAACAAATTAAATCTTTGTATGACGCAGATATACCGCCGTGGAAAGTTTCACGAATTGCACTAAGAAAGTTTAAAGAACGAGCAAGTGTGTGATATATTTAATTTACAAAAAAAATCATAACTAGCATGACTTATAAAAAAACTAAAAATTACGAAACTAAAAAAACGGTTGATAATGAAAATATTAAATTTTATAAAAGTTTAGATAATTTTAATGTTTCTGCTAAATTTACAGGACCAGTAAAACCCATAGGGCAAAGAACAACTAATGATGTATCATCTTTGATAATAAACAAACCTATAGGCGATAGAGGGTATATTAATGCATTTGCAAGAAAACAAAGCAATCTACCTTTAGAAAAAAATATTAATTTAAGTTTAGATTTAGGTAAAGGTTTTTCTGCTTATGGGGGAAAGTCTAAAAACAAAGGTCCGTATTACGGTATTTCTTTTAAGAAAAAATTTTAGAATATGAACAATGGAAATGTCACAATCTGATATTGATAAATTAAATCAACTAAGGCTAACGCAAGCCATAGACCCATCTATATTGCTTGAAGGCATACCTAAATCTAAAATTGAACCAATTGGAGGTTTAGGCGGCATATCTGAAAGAGAAGCATTTGGTGGTCCTTTATATCAAATAATGAACCCTAGTGGTCGTTCAATCGTTGATACATTAGGCTCAAGAGGCATGGGCATTGGTGGATTTGCAGCAGAAATGGCGTTTGGACCCAGCAAAACAAAAGCAATTGGCAAAGGCATATCATCATTGCCTATGTCTGAAAAGATTATGGATAAAGCATTTCAATTAGATAAAAGCAGACCAGCTCCAAAAGAAGTTATAGAAACATTAGTAAATAAGCGTAGAAATTTAATAAAAAAACAAGCAGAAGATTTTTCTTTAGATGATGATGCTTATTACGCTATTTATGATGAAATTGAGGCTATAGAAAAACAGTTAAATAATTTTGGTATTGATAATTTTAGTTTGAATTTGTTTGATGAAGGTACACGAAGATTACCAAACATACCAGAGCTTAGTCCTATTTTTGGCTCAGTAAGAAAAAAAATAAGAAAAATCATAGAAAACGCTAGTTTTTTTGACCCACAAAAGGCTATAGGCAAACAAACAATTATAGAAAAGGCCAAAGAAACATCCCCTATTAGTGCAAAGATTATAGAAAAAATTGGCGACCAGCGTGGAGGTATGGGAGGTGATTACATGGGGACTCCATATTTTATGAATAAAATGGGTGAATCAGGGTCAATTAGAAAAGCCATGGAAAGAGTTTCAAATCAATTAGATTTAGGACCGCCAAACCCTAAAAACCTTATGGTTGGCGTGGGAACTTTTCCTAATAAACTTACAACTAGACCTTACAATCTAGCAGAAAAAACATCCATGCTTGTGCCTTTTAAGGGTGAGTTTGTTGTTGGTACTGAAGCAACCCCATTTTTTGTAGACCCCAAAAAACTTGCTGACAAATTAACCATGAGCGGTACAGGCGCTGATTTTTTTAAAGTAAGAGGAGCAAGCATTTTAGATGACGGCAAATCCAAAGAACTCACAGAGAATATCAAAAAATTTGGATATTCACCCAATGAGCCAATATATATTAATATTACGCCTCTTGGCTATGCTCATCTTGATGAAGGAAATCATAGATTAGCCAAAGCTTTAACAGAAAACTACGATGAAGTCCCTGTTAGTTTTAGGTATATCTCTGGCGCAGAAAGAGTCAATCACGATTTTGCAATTAACAAATTAGATAAATTTGTTGCAACGGGTAAAAAAGGTTATAAAACACCCAAAGAAATGAAAACTTTTGCAAATAAAAGAACCATAGAGGCTAGGTCAATAAAAAGTAAAAGTGATTTACAAAAAGATTTGGATGAGTTGCAAGAATTGTTTGCACAACAAGCTGCAAAATTTC